TGGAATAAATCCATTTTTTGAGTCGAAGCTGTTAGCGGCAATGCTCCCCCTTTCAATTAATGATGAGTTTTCTCAAATCATTAATAATCTCGATTTGAACCGAGTGGGAGGGAAAGACACTAACAATGTTAAAAGTACTTTAACAAATTCTGATGGGACATCCGCTCCGTCTTCTGGTGAAGATTCGGAGTGTAGCCTGGAAAAATGGTTTGAACAATGTTCATATAGAGTTTTACAACTCTATGGAGGGATTATAGATACACTTTATATCTTATGTAATAATATTCCTTCAACCATTGCTTGCATTCACTTTCTGGAACGCTATTTTATTTATGCTATTCTCGATAAATTAGAGGATAAGTATAAATTCCACACTGGACATCTTGTTTGTTCTCTGATGCCTCCAACAACTCCTCCGAAAGGTGACCTTTATCAAGGTGAACTTCCTGGAGTTATTGTGGGTGGATGGGTTAGAAGATTTTTCTGTTCTTCAAAACAGTCCATGGAGTTTAAAATTAAAGTAGCTATGAGCCTTCAAAATGCTAAAAGAGCGGCGGCTGCTATTTCTGATGAGAAACAGCAAAAAGCCTTAAGAGATCATTGTGAATCTATGTTAGGAATACCTTATAAGGTACTCCCACGTCAAGAACAACACTTAGTTGGTGTGATGGATAAAATCGAAAAGTTAGTAAATTTTTACTATCCTGAGGATTTTCTCGATCATATTCCAACTTGGCGTATTCCGAGCATTTCTGCTTGTCACAATGGACCTCGAAAGTTTGGGGGAGCTATGGGTGCAATATTGAAAATGGATTACGTTAAAAGTAACCATTATCAAGACGATAAAGGTCGACCTTGCGGTCGGGCCCTTTCACATGGATATATGACCTGTAATGGGTTAGATATTCCTGTCTTCTCATTTGGTTTTTCAATTGAAGTCATAAAGAAGCATATGCAGGAGTACATTGAAAATGTACAGACTGTAGAAGCTGATTATCATCAGGTACTTGAACCTTTTAAAGTTCGAGGTATTACTGCTGCTGACCCAATTGTTTACCATTTTGGAAGACTTCTTCAAAAACCCTTACATGGATTTTTAAGAAGTGAGAGAGGACCTTTTCGTTTTATCGGTAAGAGGAACAACGTTGCGGATATTCGTTCCGTCTATGCTGGATCTTGTTTATTTACTCTTGATGAGTTTGATAGACAAGTTGAACATTATGGATGGAGAATTGGTAAACACATGTTTACATCCTTCGTTGCTGGCGACTATCGTGCCGCCACCGATAATATGCATCCTTACCTTCCTGAAGCTTTTATTGCTGCCTTTTTAAAGCGTACATCCTCTCGAGGATCAATTTGGGAAAAAGTCCTGAACCTAACACTTGGACCACATAATATTTTTTATGGTTGTGGCAACGGATCAATTATCTCCGAATGGGGACAATTGATGGGTGCTCCAACGAGTTTTCCTGTTCTGAATATAGTCAACGCTGCCATGTTTTGGCAAAGTTGTTGCATCTATGAGAAAGACGAACGTCTATCCTGGATAAATATCCTTAAGAAATATCGAGTCCTCTTTAATGGGGATGATATATGTTTCTTATCTAACCCTCACCATTATATGGTTTGGGAGGATGTTTGCACGGGATGTGGCTTAGGGCTTTCTCCTGGTAAGAATTACTTTACCGATAGGTTTGTTAATATTAATTCAACAAACTATAAAGCAATATATTCGGAAACAGTTAATTCTCTTAAAGTCTGTTTAGACTTTGAAGAAGAATTTATTGTTAACTCTGGGTTAGTGAAAGGTCAGGCTAAAGTTCAAAATGATAGTCGAAGAGACGATCTTATTGAGAAGGGCTTAGGGGACCATGAAGAGGACAGT